AAGAAAATCAATAATATCTCGATGGTGTAATGGCAGCATAGCAGTCTCCAAAACTGTTGGTTGGGGTTCGAGTCCCTATCGGGATGCCAGAAATGCGGGTGTGGTGCTAGTGGTAACACATATCCTTGCCAAGGACAAGTTGCGGGTTCGATTCCCGCCACCCGCTCCACAAAAAGGAAAATATGAAGAGATTCATAGCAATACTCATATTTTTGTTATGTGTTAATGTATATGCAAAACCAACTGAAGCATATATTCTGTACAATGTAGATGACAATAAAGTAGTAGCAAGTAAAAATCCCAACGACATAGGATCAGTCGCCAGCTTGACAAAGTTGATGACTGCTATGGTGTATTTGGATTACACTAAAACTGTTGATAGGATGCTACTTGATAGATTATTAATACGTTCAGATAATAAAGCAGCGATGCAAATAGCACAGAAGTATCCTGGAGGATATACTGCGTTTATCACAGCAATGAATGACAAAGCAACTAAGATGGGTTTGATTGATACTAAGTATAAAGATCCGAGTGGATTAAATCCATACAACAGTAGCACTGTCACTGAGTATAGTAAAATAGTAATGGAAGCAGATAAGTATTCAATCATTAGAGAGATATCTTCCACGGCAGAAAAAAGAATCCCGATTGTTAAAAGAATCAAACACAGAAAGAAAACGTATTACAAAACACTGCGCAATACAAATTCGTTGTTACTAAATGAATATGACAATATTGAATTAAGCAAAACAGGATTCACTAATAATGCTGGAAGATGTCTGGCATTAGTAGTTGAAGGAACCAAAAAACACGTGATAGTTATTTTTGGTGAACCAACTCCAACGAAAAGAGCAAATGTTGCTCGGGAGTTAATAAGCATGATAAAATAGGAGTAAATCATGAAGCGTATCAATATAGATGAAGTCAAACAATTTATCGAAGCACAAAGTCCTGAGACAAAAATCTATATCGGTGGAGACTCTGAACGATTCAATGTAGCTGGTATATGGTACGCTGATTATACTCTTGCTGTTGTGGTTCATATCGATGGTAAGCATGGTTGTAAAATCTTTGGTGAATCAACTCGTGAACGTGACTACGATCAAAGAAAAGATCGTCCACGTATGCGTCTGATGAACGAAGTGTACAAGATCGCAGACCTATATCTGAAACTACAAGATGTTCTGGATGATAGACAAGTGGAAGTGCACCTTGACATCAATCCAAATGAAATGCATGGTTCCAGCTGTGTAATCAACGAAGCTGTTGGTTACATTCGTGGTATGTGTAATGTCATCCCACTGGTTAAACCAAATGCTTTCGCTGCATCTTACTGTGCAGATAGGATGAAAGATATTCTTGCTCATCGTAAAGCTGCATAATGGAGATAGTGGATAATTTTATAAATCCTATATTGCAGGATCGAATTGAAAAAACCGTCCTGCATGAAAAATTTATATGGAATTATTCTAAATCTGGTACTACACTTACAGATAAAAATCATACATGGTTTGTCGATAGTAATACAACAGATACTCCACAATTTGTACATCAAATCTACAACGACATAGAGAAGCAACCTTTACCATATGAGATAGAAACTATATTGTATTGTATGGAAGACTATTTTAACAAATCTTTTTCTGATAGACTAATCAGAATAAAGATTAACATGTTAACTAAGAATCCTACATATCCAATTCACAATTATCATATACCTCATAACGATTATGCTAACGATGCTTCAGAATCTGCTATCTACTATGTAAATGATTCAGATGGTGACACGTTTATATTTAATGAGAAACCAGACCTGAATTTGAAAAATATAAGCATTCGAGATAGAATAAGTCCAATTAAAGGTAGACTAGTATTGTTCGATTCTTCCTATCTACATGCAAGTTCTTCTCCTATTATAAATAGTGAACGAATTGTTATAAATTTTGTGTTTAATAAGTGAATAAATAGTAAACAATGAGGAGATTAGATGAGAAATATTCGTAAAGATGCAATTTCTGGTGTGATTGATGATATCGGAAGAACAGAGACCACTATTCAATTTAATGAGTGGTGGGGAAAAGAAGGTATGGATTTTGTTCTCTATACACCTATGGGTGATGAGACCAAGAATCTATCGCTAAGTCGTGATGAACTGCATGCAATTGTAGTTGCTGCTATATGTTCTGGTTATGTAGATGGACCAGCTGCTATCGATGATGCTCAAGCAATGATTGACGAATCTAAACAAAAGATTATTGAAGATCAAGAGAAATTATATAAGAGAAATGCTCCAAATTCTCTAACTATGCAGGGTGATCTAAACGTATTGATGGAAGACTAATGGAACAACCACTATCATTCGAGGACTGGAAAGGTAACAAAGCAGCATCGTTTAATGACGAGTTGCTTAAATCTATGGATCGTCTCCACAGCATAAATTATAAAAAAGAATTCGAAGAAATGCTTAAAGTCGAGTACCAAAATTATGTAGATGATTTTAATGGTAATTGGCTACTAAAATAAAGGTAAGAGATGGCTACAATCGATCCATACAGCAGTAATTTCAAGACCAATGGTATGTACCAACGTGTTCTTGAAATGATGGGTGGTAACGAGACAATGGCAAGCAACTGGTGGGTTACACCTAATATAAATTTCGGTTTAAGTAAACCGATAGATCTAATGGACACTGACAACTGGGTTGATGTTCGTGCTCATCTATTCGGTAACAAACCTAACTCTCGTTTCGATACCAATGTAGGTATGAGAGAAAAATTCTATAACTCTAACCAACAATATGCCAGTGCTCCAACTGGATTTACAGATGATCAGACTGCCACTAATTATTATCATGATAAGACAGAACGTGCAACAGAAATTTACATGAAAAGTCTACGCACACCTGCTGGATCGATATCAAAAGTATATAGAGCTAACAAAGGTTATAATTCTGGAACTAACCCATCTGTTACTGTATATACAGCACCAATAAATCCTGATCCAAACTCTAATGGATAATAAATGACTGACTATACCAATTTAAATGGATCTCTGAATATAGGTGATTCACCTGCTGGAACACGTAATATATGGGATTCATATAATTTCTATCATAGTGCATTCTATCAAAGAACACTTTATCTAAATGGTGGAGATGAAGTTACTACCATTAGATGGTGGAAAACACCACTTCCATATCCACCATTCAATATGCGTGCGCCAGAAGAATTGCTCACTGATACTGAATGGAGATCTCTACGTAATTGGCTTGGAGAAACAATAAAGGGTGGATGGATAGATGACGTAGAATTCTATAACGAAAGTCAGAGGTTCGGAACAATGACAAAACAAGATAATAGTTTAATCCAGTTAGTGCAAGCGGATACTGGTCCAACAGCAACAACAATACAATCAAGAGATGGAGATTATGTCATCCATACTTTCACAGCATCAGATTATTTCACTGTTAGAGCAGAAGGTATTGTTGAATATCTTCTAGTTGGAGGTGGTGGATCTGGTGGTGGTAACTATGCTGGTGGTGGAGGTGGTGGAGGATCAGTTGTTTCTGGTTTTAAACGTCTAACTCTTGGTACATATGATATCGTCATAGGTGCTGGTGGTGCTGGTGGTTCAGATACTGGTACTTCTGGACTACAAGGTCAAGATGGCAAACGAGATGGGCAAGATGGTGGTAATACTACTGCATTTGGTATTACTGCTTATGGTGGTGGTGCTGGGGCAGGCACAACTACTAATACATTTGCTGCTGTTGCACGTGTTAAAGATGCACCACAAGCAACTCCATTTGTAGTTGATAATACATACGCAATTGGTTCTGGTGGAGGTGGTTCTGCTGCCAATGGTAATGCAGCAATAAGTAGTTCACATACAAAAGGATCCAATGGTTTTGGTTACAAAGGTGGTTCTGGATTTAATGGTGGAACTCAAACAATATATCTCGGTGGTGGTGGAGGCGGTGCTGGTGGTCCAGGGCAGAATGCAATTTGGTATTACTTAAATGGTGTTGTTTGTACTGGTACTTCTGGTCAATTTACATGCACTCAAAATCCAACTGCGTTACTATCTCCTGGAGGTGTTCTTAGTGGTACACAAATGGTTGCCATAGTTGCTGGTACTCTTAGTGGTACTGCTACAATCACTGGATATACCGATTCGACTCTATATATTTTAACAAATCAAACAGATGGATCATTTACGCTTAATGCATGGCCATCAGGTGCTGCAATAACAACGACTGCTGGTAGTATTACAGGTTTAAGTTTTCAGGTAACAACTCGTCAATCTGGTGCTGGTGGTATCGGTATTGCTTCTACTATCAGTGATAACTTAGTTTATTACGGTGGCGGTGGTGCTGGTGGTGCTCATGGAGCATTAGATCGTGGTAATGTCGGTGGACTTGGTGGTGGTGCTTCTTCTAAAGATCCCAATCAATCATCTGGTACTACTAATAGTGCTTCTTCAAATACTGGTGGCGGTGGGGCTGGTGCGTCTGGATTAGTTGGCGTTACTGGTGCTCCAGGAGGTAATGGTGGATCTGGTATCGTTATCATTCGCTATCCAAAGAATCTTGCGTTTGGTAAGAAAAAAGCTGGCAATCAAGCAGCATATGGGCAGGCACTAACTGCTGGTAATGGTTGATATAATTTTTTAATTATAAGTAAATGGACTTCTTCGGAAGTCCAACTTATTTGGAGTTCGTTATGCAAGAAAACATTAGACATCTATATGATCAATCCCAACGAGATCCAGAGCATGCACATGCATACCACTCTCTAGTTTTCGACATAGAATCATTCGCTCAACGTATTGTATTCAGATGTGCAATGGCTGCAAAGTTAGCACAGGTTGAGGGACGAGATGCATACACAGACATTATGGAAAAGTATGGTGCACAATCTGCAACAGAAGAAACTGAACAACAATTAAATTTTCACAAACTTGGTGAAGAGATTCCAATAGTAGAAAATGAATTGACTGCAAACCCTATTGACGATATAATTGCTCTTAAATTAGTAGAACAAGTGAATCGAATAGAAGAGATTAAATGATACAACAACCACATACTGAAGGCGACGAAACTCGTTTAGCAGATGTGGTTATTTACCATAATGGTAGACGTATTGAATCTGATAAGTGGGATACAACTCTCTTTATAGAATCTGGATCTGATCTACTATCACTCACTGCTCCACAATTCATAGATAAAGATGTAAGAGTTATTAAGAGAAGTGATTGGTTAAAGGGAAAGAAGATTGAACCAATTAGACTAACATGCAGATTATGCAATCAACCCATCGCAAAATGTATGGGTGAATGCGATATAGATACTTTTTTAGAGTTAATTTAAGGAAACAAATGGATATGTCACAAGCAGCAACATTCTTAGGTGCATCGATATTGATTAGTATTGGAATTGTAATTTTGGCAATACTATTGCTGATATTAAATAATCTATTCAATATGTTCTGGAAGCCAGTAAAGATGATGAAATTCTATGATCCATATCAACAAATAAAACAACATGAACCATTAATGGATAAAGTTGAACCAGTGTTAAGCGTAACACCAACAAAGCCAACTATGAAAAGGAAATGACTATGGATGAATTTAGAAAAATCATAGAACGACTTCGTGATATGGCTATGGCTGAACGTGACTCCAACAAAGCACAAGAGTTAAAGAGAATCGCAGATGATCTCTATGGATTGTTAATGAAGCTAATGGACGACGGTAAATGAAATTAGATATATTTGCAACACCGATCTGGATAAAAGATTATTCAGAAGAGTTTGATACATCTGCGTTGCTTAATTTATGTAATAAAATTAAGGATACTGATGGAGGAGTTATTAATTCTAATCATAATGGATGGCATTCATCGCATCTAGCACCAGAATCTTTTGAAGAAATAGAGAATTTTTCTCATCATGTCATTAATCAAGCAGAATTATTTTTAGATGAGATTGGTTATGATAATTCGATATACATGTCGTATATCTGGTTTAATATAAACAAAGAAAATTCACTTAATATCCAACATATTCATCCAAGAACAATGCTCTCTGGCGTATTCTATCTTAGTGCACCTGATGGTTCTGGTGATCTTATTTTCCATAGAACATCTACAGAGGATTATATTTTATCAAATTTTAATCTACGTAGACATTCATTGAATACTACATCCATAATGAAATATAAACCTATTAAAAATAGACTAATACTATTTCCTGCATGGATACCACATAGTGTAGAGAGTAATAAGACGAATGAACCAAGAATTTCAATTGCATTTAACATTACACAAAAATGAAAACATACTACGTGTCTTCATCCAATGATATGTTCGAACACGTAATTAACTGGATACTGCAAAACAAACTAACTTACAAAGTTATACACTCTGGAATACGATTTGACTTACCGCAGCATTTGGCGATAGAATTCAATGGTAAGTGGAATGCTTACTGCTCTGAAGTGAAAGAATAATTATGACAATTATAGGTAAGAGTTATCCTACAGTATATATGGATGAGATAGATAATTTTACATTTCAGACATATGACTATGCTATTGGTGGAAAGATGGTTGTTGCTAGGTCTGTAGTATCTGACGATTTTTGGTCACTGATTCAAAATGGACAGAAAGAAGCTAGGCGTAAAATAAAATTCGATCTTGCGCATCAGATGGCTATGTTCATGGTGGAGAATAATTTAATTGAATTTACTTCATCCGATGATCCAAGCACAGGCAACAAATGGATCGCAGTGAGAGCATACATAGCACCAGATGATCAGGTGAAGATTCTTAGAGTGGCAAACAAAATCTAAAGGAGTTCAAATGTTAACTAAACAAAAGTTAGAGAATCATATCGATGTTCTTATACATAAGCATGAAGAGCTAGAGAGACGATTAGAGAAAGAATTCCTACCAGAGTATATCTCAAATGTACTGAAGAAAGAGAAGCTGCTGTTGAAGGATGAGATTGAAAGCCATAAGAGGCATATGGAGTTGTTGTGAGAGTAATGGTTTTTGTTATTGCTGGGAATCAAGATGAGTATAAGAATTATATTCGTGACAAGGCAGGAGATAATCATTATGTGTATGTATCAAACCCAGAGACACTAATCGGATTCAGAGATATTCATGGTGTGTTCATTGGCACATGGCGAGAACGAAGTGACATAATCCAAATACTGGATACATTGATTACTCGCACCAACAACATAGATACGATTAAAGACTTATACTTGCAGGTTACTTCACATGATATTAAAAACACTGCAAAATACATACACACGAATCCAGTTGTGCAGGCAAACTTAGAGCAGATCATACTCGATCAACTAGCAGATGGCATTCAGAAAGAACTTGACTATGAAATACTACGAGATATCATATCCAGCTGAACCATACGATGTAGTGGAAATCTACTCAGAGGAACGAATCATCAAAGAGTATTGGCCATACTGGAAAGGTAAGATGGACGAGAAATTTGGTGAAGGGTACTCCGAAACCAACCATGCTAACTGCATCGATGACTGGATCATGGGGAATTGGGCTGTCGAGGTGAAGAAACCCCACGGAGAGTAGGGTTATTTTCCCGTGTAAAATCAACAACTTACGAGCGTCCAGAAAGTTGTTGCCTTAGTTACCTGTTTACTGTAAGATTCTATTATTGTGAACGAGAAAAGAAAGGTAACGAAATGACTGAATTTGAATCAAAATGCTACGGTATCTCTACTGAGCAGATCCGTAAAGAGTACATGAATTCTCTGACTGCTCAACTGAGTGGTTTGGAAATGGTTGCGATGGGTGTCCTCTCTGATGCTCAAGAGTTGATGTCCTTTGGCAATGCTCAAGCGACCGATCAGGCTCGCAAAAACATCAACATCGCAAAATTTATCCTGTCTGAAATGATGGAAGCTAAGGAGACTGTATGAAGATTCGTGCCATCGTGAATGGTGTTAGTTTTTACACCACTTCCACTGCAATCAAACAACGTCGTGTCGGTGACTTCTCAATGCAAAATGATGCTCTGTCTTACATGCTGGAATGCATGGGCAAAGACGATGGCATCGGTCGTAGTGTAACATACTACGACCACAAAATGGACAAACACAAATTTGACATCCAACTCTCGAAAGTATAAAATGAATCTACGTGAATTGATGATTGAGCGTGTGCTGTTTGCCTGTGATGAGACTGCACTTATTCGTGACTATGGTGTCACTGACGACGAGTTGGAAGAATTGTCTGATGTAGATCTGTTTGAGATTTACGAAGACGCAATGGGCATTAACGATATCACTGAGGTATAATTATGTTTACAGTTGAATGGCATGAGAAGTTGTATGTGTGGGAAGTGGTTCGCTGGGGTGTACCTGTCAATGGTGTGCGTGCTGGTACTACGGTAGAACGATTCAGCGAGAGCCAACGACAAGAAGCCCATGAAGTGTGCGACTGCTACAACATGGAAATTGCCCAAGAAATTTATAGCGAGTTTGGATAATGAGAATTGAAGTTTTAAAACCTACAAATGATGACTGGTGTGGTTCTCACATTGTTGGAGACTGGCCAAGTTCAACTGGTCCAGGAACAGTTGAACAGATGTTTGTTTCAGTCGTGTTCAATGGCATGATCGGTGATGGAACATGGCGCACCTGCGTCTGGGGCACTGATGACTTGGGTATGGAATACGACTGCGACAATGAAGCAGAGTGTTGGAACAAGTTTGTCCAAGTGATTAGTATGAAATATGTTGACATGGAAGAGTTGAGAAATATTGGCTTTGGGAGTGCATGATGACGATACGATGGATTGAGAATGTAGCTGCATCAGATGTCAGCACTGGATACCACTATGATTGTGGTGATAACTCTATGCTGATTAGTATTACTGATCCAGCTGGATGGAAGCCAAAGAAGTATCATACATTCAAAGAGATCCATGAGTTTGAGTTTCTGGATGCTGAGGACGAGGATGGTTTTCCAGATGAGGCTAAGTTTCAAGACGAAGATGCAGAACGAATCATCGCACTCTTGAAACATGCACTGGAGAATCATATGAACGTGGTGGTGCACTGTTACGCTGGCATCTGTCGTTCTGGTGCAGTAGTGGAAGTGGCAACGAAGATGGGATTCACACCCACAGATCGTTTCCGAGACCCGAATCTGCGTGTGAAGCATAAACTATTGAAAGTGTTGGAATTAACTTATGAATAACTATGTAATAAAACGCATGACAGAGTTGATGGCTCCAGTTGAGCAGCAATTGCTAATGTGCGACAATAGAGAAGATCAATTGATGATGGCATGTGCAATGCTTCAACGAGTGAATGAAGTATTTACTCTGCATCTTGGTGAAGATGGAGCACGTCGTATGATTAGAGGTAAAGAAAATGAGTCTTGATGTAGATTTAATGCTGGTGAAACCAGTCTCTGTGTATGAAGCTAATATTACGCACAATCTCGCTAAGATGGCTGCAGAGGTTAAGATACCTTACATGGCTGGAACAGTGACATTGTATACCATTCTTTGGCAACCAGAAGAATTGCAGTTTACCAAAGCACGGGAAATTGCAGATTTGTTGGATGAAGGATGGAACATCCTACTATCAGATCCTGACAAGTATAAGCAATTCAATCCAGAGAATGGATGGGGTAGCTATGAGGGATTGTGTGACTTTGTTTATAAGTATCGTAATGCATGCTGGGATACGCCAGAAGCAGAGCTAAGAGTATCACGATGAGAAAATCAGACGTAAATAGGATAGTAGAAAGAATGCAGCAAGAGATGCCATCAAGAATACAGGTACTGGCAGACCAAGCCAAGGATAGTATTCCAAAGGATGAGTATGGTGTTAATGACTGGATCAAAGAGTACAACAACCGATTCGCTAAACTGGTGATACAGGATGTTGTGGCACTTGTTGAGGTCTGGGAAATCGACTCACGCAATCATATATCATATTTAATTAAACACTACTATGGAGTACACTAATGGGTGAAGTAAGAGTTTGGAAAGATAAAGAAGATTACATTCAAGTGCTGGAGAAAGAAATCTCAGTGCTGAAAGGTAGATATAATCCTGACATGGAAGGCACTGGTCACTATAACACTGCCATCTCTGTTCTGGAGGGACGTGTGAAAGAAATCAAAGCTGAATTGAATTGGCCATTTCCTGCCACATGACCGACATCGATCTCATAATGAGACGTATGGAGAGAGTGGAAGAAATACTGAAGACAACCAAGTCTCAGTGGGCACAGGACTATTGGACCAGCGTATGGCACTATTTCCATAGACAATTGAAGAGACAGGCGAATTTGAAATGAACGAACGAATTAAACAACTTGCTCTACAGGCTGGATATTTACCTGATATGTTTGGTGTTGGTCACTGGGACATGCCAGAATTTCATAAATTCTCTGAGTTGCTAGTCCATGAGTGCGTCTCGATCGTGGAGAATCTGAGTCCAGGATACAATGATTATCGAAATCAGATTGAAGATGCATTTAGACATGCTGCCATTAGTGAAATGAAGTACATTCTACTGGGAGAGAAGAATGAATGATGAAGAATATGATGTGGTATTAGCCACTCTACAGGAAAAGCGTGATCGCCTGTGGAAAATGAATCAACAGAACATGAATGCAGATATGTTTAATATCATGGATCAAATACGACTAGAGCAGATCGATGAATTGGATAGAGCAATGCTATCATGGAAAAAGAGCAAAGAATGAACGAACGAATTGAAAAATTGATTGAACAATGCACTGTGCAGGAGTTTTCTGATTGCACTGGTGGATTTGAAACCTTTGACAAAGCTAAGTTTGCCGAGTTGATTATCAGGGAATGCCAGTATGCTATTGTTAGTAGAACGGATCTACCAAAGCACGAACGCAAACTTTACAATAATGTGTTAAAAGAACATTTCGGAGTTGAAGAATGATTAAACTAACAGAATCAGAAGAAAGAGATTTGCTGGCGCATTATGCGACATTTGAAATTGATGAACAGGAGACCGTTCAACCAGATTGGGTAAGTAGGAAATTTCCTTCTACCGGGCGAGTGTGCCGATGTGTTGAATCAAATGGTTCAGTTGTTATCAAACAGATTGTAGACCCTTTCGGAGTTGAAGAATGATTA